AACACCACCAGACGCAGACTCAATCTGCTTCGAGTACTCGCCGACCCGCTTCTCAAAAAAGTTCGTCTTGCCCTCCAGAGAGATATTCTCCATCCAATCAAATGGGTTCTGTGTCTTCCAATGAGGTTCCAGACCCAACTGCTTCAGGAGTCTGTCTGCAACATATTCAATGTAGGCACCCATCTTCTCGGAATCCATCCCAATCAGCTTGACTGGGATGGCTTCTTGGATAAATTCCTTTTCGATAGATACTGCATCAGTAACAATGTCGAGAATCTCTGATCTGGAAGGCCTATTTGTCAGGTGTCTGAAAAGAGCCACTGCAAATTCAAGATGTAATCCTTCGTCTCTGGATATGAGTTCGTTTGAAAATCCAAGTCCGGGCATAACCCCCCTGTTTTTGAGCCAGAAGATGGCACAGAAGCTCCCGGAGAAGAAGATTCCTTCGACACAACTGAAGGCAACAAGGCGGCTCCCAAAAGAGCGGCTGCGATCCATGAATTTGAGGGCCCAGGAGGCTTTCCTCCGGACGCAATCGAAGTGCTCGAGAGCCCCAAAAAGTTTTGATTTCTCTTCTGGGTCTCTGATGTACTTCTCGATGAGCTGTGAATAAGTCTCTCCATGAATACTCTCGTTGAAACCCTGATAAGCATAGAACGATCGAGCCTCTGCAATCTGAACCTCATCTACAAAATTCATGCTTAAATTCTCAAATACAATCCCATCTGATGCGGCGAAAAAGGCCAAAATCATCTTGATGAAGTGACGATCACCCTCTGTGAGCTTCGTGTCCCAATCAATGAGGTCCTGATTGAAGTCAATCTCTTCAACTGTCCAGAAGGAGGCTACTGCTTTCTTGTAGAGTGCCCATAGGTCATGATACTTGATTGGGAAAGTGGTAAACTTGTTTGGATTTTGTCTAAGGATTTCCTCCATTCTGATATTAGTAGTCCTCATTTTTCTAATGGAAACCGAAGGCTTGCAGGATCCTTCTGCTGCGTACAAGCGATCTCTGATGCGAATGAAAGTTCGAGCCAGAGAACGCAGAGGGTGGTCAGTTGTGAAGAAGACGATTAAGATTTGGGAAGAGATGTGCAGACAGGGCATAGACTGTTCTTTGGTTCACGGATTTGCCTGTTGGGGCCCTGCAGGGTGCTGGCACTTGTGGATCGAGGATCCTGACGGGAATCAATATGATCTCGGTCAGACACTCTCAGGTATCAAAGTGAATCTGGTCACTGAATTGCCTGATGGGTCCACAAGGGTTGGGACAGAGCAGGATGGCGAGAACGAGTACAAGGTTTACTTGGAGGACCCCAAAAAATACTGGAAGTCACGAGAAGATCATTCGAACACTCTTGTGAACTGACCCCCTGCAATAAGGGCATTTTCTATTGATTCGTGATGAACAGTCAGAGCAGACTGTGTGGCCACATGGATCAAGAAATGTATCACACATAGCTTCAAGACATACTGCACATGTATATTTTTCAACTTCTCTCAAACTCTTGAACACCTTTCTGTACTCATTCACTTCCATGGTACATTTTCTATACTCCTCTGTTAGGTTTTCTATGTCGAGTGACTTTGTGTAGTCTTCAACACCCTCGAGTATCTTATCATGACCAACCACGTTTTTTAGCCGTTTCATAATTGTCAATATATCCTCTGATTCTGCCAGTATAGAGTTCATCTTTCTCTGAATTGAAATTGTCCGTTCAATCTTCTCTTTAAATTTGGCAGTGTGAAGTTCGATGAGGTCTTTGAGATCCACGAGATCGTTGTCGAGTTCTGAACCTTCTCCGATTGGAATGTCCTTTAACAATACGAGGACGTCTCTGATGGGCCACGTTGCGCTCTCGTCGTCATCGAGCTCTTTCCAGTTCATCTTTTATTGAACAGGCCTATATCTTTTAAGCTTGGTAGTATGGGTCCTTCTCTGAGTAAGTTTTGGGCCCACAGAATAATGGTTGCCCACTTGACAAACTCTCTGAAATCACCATCAGGTATAGTATCCTTGAGGTTGTATACAGGGTCTATTGTTCTGTACAGGAAAGAATCTGTATTCTGTTTTCCAGTGAGTATATTTTCAGCCATGGTCAGGCAGCATACCCTTGACCCAGTGAACCAGTGAACTATGAGACCTGTTGTTACCCAAAAGTACAGCATTTTCGACTCTGGTCCGTTGAGGACAAAACTACCAAACATAACGTATAGTATCAATAGTATATGAATGAACTTTATAAGAAGGTCCATTTATAATATTAACAATATATAAATGCCTACCAGAAGAGAGCTTCTTCTGCAGTTTGCCAAAGAGACTTCCAAGAACATTCAGGGTAGAAATATCGTGACTGGCGTACGTGGCGGTGAGTACATTGTGATTGATGGAAAGCGTGTCTACAAGTTTGTGGCGAGAACCGGCCTTAACAAGAGTGGCCGAAAAGTCATGACAGGCCCAAGGGGTGGCAAGTATGTCATGTCAGGTTCTAGAAAAATATACATAAAGTAATACAATGAGTCATATCTTTGGTGTACTCAGAGGTACGATTATTGAAAGGTCAGATGAACTTGCGTCCATATTAGAATTAATAGTAGACCAACTCAAACTCACTGAAGTAAACAGAGCATTTCATCAATTTGAACCTATTGGTACAACCGGAGTTATTGTACTCTCTGAGAGCCATCTATCTGCTCACACATACCCAGAAGATTCAAAGGTGTACATTGACCTTTTTTGCTGCTCAAAGGATTTCAAACCTGACAAGGCTGCAGAGGTTATCAGAGGATGCTTTGGTGCAGAGTCATTCGAATGGGAGTGTGTCTACAGGTTCTAGCGACCAACGGCCCTTCTGTAGGGGAGTTACCTGTTTGTCCCGCTGGTTCCTGTTATTTTGTCATCTTATGGTGTACCGACTAGGTCATCCCAGAAGTACCAAACAGCACCTCCAATCGATGAGGAAAACATACACGCAATTGCGATTATGATAATTAATACAATTGTTTTGTCCATCTAGAAATTATCAACATTTTTATTAAAAGAATGACTCAGTACGCTGTAATCCTTCGAGACAAGCACAGTAACAAGATTGTAGCAGAGGCTGAATATGAAACTACAAAGAATGGAACCAAGGTGAATGTCTTGATTCCATTTCCACGTCCAAGCATACTCCAGGTCATATACAACGCAACTGTACTACCTACAGTGGCATTCGGCGCATATTGTATAGTAAAGGTTCTATCAAACAGATCTGTCAAATAGTGCCTCGATTTCCCCAGAAGATATTCCCATTGACTTCATTTTGTTCACCATGAGTTTCTTTGCTTGGCCCTCTTCGATCTTTTCCCAGTACAAGTCTGCGATTGGTCGTGTATTTGTTATTACAGGACCACCCTTTGAAACATGTGAATCGAACAAACGCGTCAAGTCTGTAAATTTATCTGGGGTCTGTGCACTCATGTTAAAATTTATACAAAACTGGCACTGCGGGTCGAATGTAGCCTCGGCAATTCGCTTGTCGAATCTTCCACTGAATATTACAGCATCACACTTGAACGATTCAGGATCCCATACGGGTCTGGAAGTCTGACCTATGACCTCTCCACCTGTGACTATGTGAACCTTTCGCAGACCAAGATTGTTTAAGAACCGTATAGCAGTTGTGAATTGCCTGTACCCTCCAATAGGTATAAGATCCTCTGAGATTCCAACCACATCTGAGACGATCTTTTTTAAGTTTGGGGTTCCACCCGTATGTTTCGCCTCGAGCAATTGTTTGCGAACTATCGTGTTTCCGTAATTCATGGAATCTAGCCCGAATGAAATATCAAATAACTTCCTGACACATTCCCTGTCATAATACATATCGAGGTGTTCGGTAAGACCAGAATCCCTGAAGCACTCGAGAACATGTGGTTTGTCTTTTCTCTCGCACAAGTACTGAACCCTGTTGCATGTGTTCACGAGAATTGTAGAGTTTGGCACCTTGTAGGTGTTCACGAGACGGATAGGCCAGTGTGGTGCTCGTGAGATATGAATTCCTATGAGATCCATTAACAATTAAAGGGATTGTTCTTTTAATTGTTAGTGATGTGGCCTTTTACATATAGAACTGCTCAGCCAACGACCATGTATGTAGTGAAGCTGGTCAGTTCAGAGACTGACGAATCTGAGACACTTGGTGTGTTTGACACGACTGAAGGTGCATGGGACTATGCTCATGAGACTGCAAAGCAGTACAATAGATTCGAATGGTTTATTTCAATAGAAGAGTTTAGTGTGAACCGACCAAGGAATCCTGTGATGCCACCTACCGAGATTGATGTCGTGTATCCATGCCCTATTGAGTGGGAGAACTAACCAGAATCACTATAGCCAAAAAGAGCGGCAAAACTGTCTGAGAATGTTTATTCGACACTCTATGACACATGTTTATGAATGTGTCATATGACTGTTTATGTTTTGCCATGTTGCAAATTGTACAACACGGTACACAGTTTGATACCAGATACCCTATATCGTTGTCTACCCTGTCTATACCATTACAATGAATGTCTAATTCCAGATATCCACAGTAATGACACGGCTGTACTACAAGCGACTCTGCATAGTCCATAGGCAGGTCCCATGCATAGTTTCGTTTACCTTTTGTTGCATCTCTTCTAAGCTCATTTGCCCTTTTCTTAGGATCCCTGCTGCAATCCTCCTTGTAGTTTCTACCTCTTTCCCTACATTGATCACATGTTTTGTGATCAGAATCAGGTGTCCACAGACGTCTGCACTTGCTGCACTTTATTTCCATTATTTTCTAAATGACCTACTCCTCTATGCAGTGTTATCTTATGACACAACTCAATAAAGTCTTGGTACTTTAGAGTATGTTTTGCAAAGTTACACCACTTACAGCACGGAACACAGTTCGAAGGTATATAACATTTCGTATTATCCATTCTGTCTATCCCATTACACCGAATTTCGAGATTTAGAAATCCGCAGTAATGACATGGCTGTATAAATAGATCCTTTGCAAACTCGTCAGAAAGATACCAATCGTGACATCTTTTTTCTGCACTCCTCTGCGCGTGACCCAGTCGTTCATTTAGGTTTTTCTTTTTCCATGAAGATGTTCTCTCACGAGATTTGTCATTTTTTACCCATATACATGTCTGTTCCATGTCATGTGTTTTTTCATTTGCACCATTCTTTTTTCGTTCTCTTGAAGTCTTGCTATACACCGAACCCTTTTCGGCTGCAAGTGCTGCGTGTTTCTCCTTTCTGGTTTGTTATCGTGTATTTTTCCCTTTTCCCTGCATTTTTTACATGTTTTGCAGGGTTCTCCCCTGCGTCCTACAAACTGATTCAGATCCTGAAATCCCCTGCTGCAGTTTGTACACTTTTTTTGATCCATTCAACCTTGTAATTGAATAGAATGTATTTTTTAAGAGAGGTTGCAAGAACCCCCTAGTTAGAAAAGGCCAGACCCGTTGGCCAACCCCTGAGTTTCCCCAAGGGACGGACTGTATCTTAAGCCAGTGGACCTTGTGATCCACCAGCCGATATCCGTTCAGTCTCTGACGCCCTACCATGGGTCCAAGTTCCAAGTACGAGTACTTGTTTAAATTGACCTTTAGGCAGTAAGCATGCGGATTGCCCAATCCTTACAATTGTTACCGTCGCGGTATCTATTGATACCACCCGCGAATGAATCGCTCCGAGTTCTGCTCTCGGCCAGTTGCATCTTTCGAATACAACCTTGGTATGTAAGGCTCTAAGGGGTTTCCCGAACAACAAGATATCTCGCCGGTCTCGCCCAGAACAATTTGTTCTGTCGTTTGGCCGACTAGCAGCTGGGTTTATCCCGAGATGGCTAATCTCGGCCAGGCTACTTTTATGAGCAGTGAACAGTCAGCAGCGACGCTGAATTCGTTTACCCATGCCAGATTGAATGCGCAGCACGTTGTAGTTGACGGCGAACAGCTTCTGGGTGTTGACCAGAGCGGATGACTTCAGGGTTACCTGCACCTGAGCGTTGTCAATGCGAGAGAAGTTGCAAGTGCCGGTTGGCTGGTGCTCCTCTGGCTGCAGGGCGAAGGAATAGCAGTAGATACCTGGGTATGGGTTACCCTTGTGGTACTGGGAAGGCTGGTACTGGTTGAAGTACTTACCGTACTGCTCCTTGAAGCGATCCTGACCGTTCAGAATCAGCTTGAACTGGGACAGTGGGCCAGTCTCCAGGCCTGCAGTTGCAGATGGTGCACCCTCCTCAACCCATCCAGCACAGATATTAGAAGACGGCAGGGTGACGGAAGTACCAAGAGTAACATTGGAAGTTGACGCGTTACCGAGGTATACCATTGGAGAACCAATTGAGTTGGGGTTAACAGATGTACCAAGACCCTGCAGAGCAGTAATGTTGGATGTAACGTATACATTAGCTGGGTTGGTGCAGAAGTTCCACAGGGAGTTCAGGTATTGTGAAGGGGTGGCATTCTGGTAGCACCAGATCAGCTCCTTCACTGGGTGGTTGAATGACAGACGAACAGTCTGGGCAGAACCAGCAGCAGTGATAGTGTCACCGCCAGTGTGCTGCACCTGCTCAATCAGGTACTCATGACCCTTCTGGGCGAATCGGCGACGCTCCTCAGTGTCCAGGAACACATAGTTGGCCCACACCTCGAATATCTGGGAAGAGGAACCGAAGTAGCTGTTGAAGTTGGATGGCAGCTCGAAATCCAGGCGGACCTCGTGGTACTGCAGGGCAATCAGGGGCAGGTACAGACCTGGGTTACGGTTGAAGAAGAACAGAAGAGGCAGGTACACCCGGTTGTCGGAAGATGGAGAGGTACCCTGCTGATTACCGGCAGTTGCCATCTTATTGTACTGGATACGCTCAGTCTCGTCACGGAACAGCTCAGAGTACAGTCTCCACCAGGTCTGGAAGTGCTTGTCAATACGCTGACCACCGATGGACAGCTCCACAGAGGTGATGGCACGCTCAGCAATCCAGTTGACATCGACGTTGTACAGATTAGAGGTCAGGGCAAGGGTGGCGTTTGGCTGCAGAGAGACGAACATGTCACCCAGCAGGTCACCGTTGCGGGCAACTACCACAGACAGACGGGAGCTGTTACCAGGGCTACCGTTGATGGTCTGCTGAATAGTCTCCATAGCAAAGTTGGTGTGACGCTTGTACACCGCCTGAAAGAAGGTAACCTTGGGGTTACCGGTCAGGTACACGTCCTGAGCGCCATAAGCAACGAGCTGCATTAAACCACCGGCCATTTTGATATACGCATAGAAAAAAATTCGCGCCAATTTTACACCCGAATATTCTCTGCACCTGACAAGTATGCCAAGAACCGAGATTCAGCACGAGGAGGAAGAGGACGATATGCAGGAGGTTGACCCGTTTGAGCTGGTACTCGGGTGCCTTCAGACTGAGGATGGCGAGTCTATCGCCGATGTCATGAAGGGGGTTTCAAAAAGTCTGGATACCCTGAATAAGCTCATGGTAAAGCTGGTTGCCGCCAAGACTCAACTAAAAAATACAGATGCTAATCAATAAATGGCGTGTGCTGAGGAGTCCGAGCGTAAGATGCAGAGCATTCAGAACAGGTTCAGTGATATGAATGAGGATGCACTGTTTGAGACTGTTACTGGTCTCGAGAAGCGTGCTCGTCTTGATGAGACTGACATGAATCATGACTCTCTGCACAATTTTGGTTTTTGGCATTTCTTTCAGAGTGACGCTGACGAGAGTATTCCGAAGAATATCGATATGGCGGTGCTTGTTGAAAAAAACAAACTTTGTATCCAGGTTCTCATCAGTCTTCGGCATCGCCTGAGCGAACTTGGCCTGCTGGACAGTTCATCTGTCGACATCAATGGTAATGAAATGTCGAACGAGCTTCGTATCGCTCGTATTATGGAGGAGTTCAATGGGGCTTATGAAATGATCTATCACTATGTTCGTCGCCGTCAGAGGTTGGAGAACCCGTATGAGGTGGCTTCGTCAGACTCTAATATCTCACGTTTGTCTACAATGTATCTTGCTGAAGAGTCTCGTACAGGATACCAAGATCTTCTGCTGTATCTTTTTGAAAAGCTATTCACTATGAGGCTGAAGAGATACAAGGGGTACTGCTGCCGACAGATTCTGACTGCAGGAGGTTTCAAGACGAGGGCGTTTGAGCAGGTTATGCCTGTCCAGGAGTTTGTGTATTCTGTGACTCAGAAGGAGGACAAGTTTGACATGTGGTGCAAGATGACGAGTAAGGGCACAGCAGTGAAGGATGCTGTGAAACACTTGTCAGACTGTATCGACTTGCAGTTTCCTGAACTCAAGAAGAATCGCCACACATGGTCATTCAAAAATGGTATCTTCATGGGTACGACTGAAGAGGATCCTTATGCGTGTAAGTTTTTGCCGTATGGGTCTGAGGGGTATGATTCGCTTGATCCGACCATAGTCAGTTCAAAGTATTTTGATACAGATTTCAACACGTATGAGGACATTCCCGATTGGTACAACATTCCAACACCAAACATGCACAAGGTTATGGCCTATCAGGGTTTCTCTCCAGATGTGTGCAGGTGGATGTACATATTCATTGGTAGGCTTCTGTATGATGTAGGTGAACTTGACTGCTGGCAGGTTATACCATTCTTCAAGGGTATTGCAGGATCTGGAAAGTCTACCCTGATTTGCAAGGTGGTCAAAAAGTTCTATGATGCAGATGATGTGAGGGTCTTGTCGAATAACAGTGAGAAGAAGTTTGGTCTGTGGAGTATTTATGACGGGTTCATCTTCATCAGTCCTGAGATCAAGGGTGACATATGTCTCGAGCAGGCGGAGTTTCAGTCGATTGTATCTGGTGAGGATCTGTCGATTGCGCGTAAGAATGAAAAGGCTCTGAGTCTGCAGTGGAAGACACCTGGTATCCTTGGAGGTAATGAGATGCCAGGTTGGAAGGACAATTCAGGGAGTATCATTCGACGTCTTGTGACTTTTCAATTTTTGAAAAAGGTGAAGGATGCTGACCCGACACTTGATACAAAGTTGGAAGAGGAAATTCCTGCCATTCTGTGCAAGTGTATCAGAGCATACCTGCAAGCTGCAAAGGAGCATTCAGGGGTTGATATATGGAATGTCCTTCCAGATTACTTCAAGATGATCCAGAAGCAAATCTCGATGGTTACCAATCCTCTGCACCACTTTCTTGGTTCGGAAAAGTGTCTGTTTGGTGCAGACGCATCAGTTCCTCAGAGTGTGTTTGTCAGAGCTTTCAACAATCATTGTATCGAGAACAATCTTGGCAGGTTCAAGTTTCACCCAGATTTCTATGCTGCGCCATTTGGGGCTCGTGATATCGAGGTCCGTAATGATACGGTGACTTGGCATGGTAAGATGTTCCAGAATCAGCCGATCATTTATGGTCTTGACCTCTCAGCAGAACTTATTGACGATTAATAAGAAGATGGTTACAGCCCAAGAGCTGTTGAATGAAAATAGTTCCTTTGTACTCACTGGCCCTTTGAACATAGTATCTTTCAGTGCTACGGCTGACGCAGGTGTACAGATTGATATCAGAGATTTATTTGCACAGATTGTAGTCGGAAAGGATCCGGGTGTATATGAGGTTACTGGTAGATCTGGACAGTTTCAGCCGGTTATAAAATTTATGCCAGGGTTCCCACTGAATATATTAAAGCCGAGGGCGACTCCAAATGCGGTGGAAGTGAAGATAAAAGGCCCAACTGGAGGTGGACAAATTGTTGTCATTTACAAGACGGGAAAGATACGTCTGCAAGGCTCAGATATAGATGGTCTCTTTAGATTCGTGAAGAAGTATGTCCCAGATGTCACCAGGGGATCTATCAAGTATAATAATACAACTGCTCTGTTTGGTACGAATCTGAAATTCATGCGACTTGGTGATATGCCTCGAATGACCTATGAACCAGAGATTAGTCCGTTTGGGTTTCTCCGATCAAAGACACCAAAATGTACATTCCTGTTCACTACAAAAGGTGTGATTCATATACTTGGAGCTTCTGATATAGATGCATGCTTTGATTGGATAAAGAACTATCTTGATTCGGTAGACCAAAGGCTTCTCAGGGTATCACCTACAATTGCTAATGTGACACTTGGACAGGGTAAGGTTGCAAGAAAGACCGAGGGATCCCTTGTGACGCGGAAGGGTACAACATGTCCCAAGAATAGATGCCCAGACCCTTACTCGTACGATGGTAAGTGTCCTGCAGGGTACTATGTGAGGCCAAATCCACAAATGTTTCCATGTTGTTACAAGTCAAAGAGGGCGAAAATAACAGAGGTTAGAAAAGCATACCAGAATGCAGGTGTGAACATGCCCAACTCTGTGAGGAGTCTCTTAGGAAATAAAAGTCCATCGCCTGCATCCGTAATGTCCCCATCAATAAAGACAAGCTATGACGAACGAGGTGCGTTGAAGATTGGCACTAGACAATGCAGCAGGTACACACTCGAACAATTGAAGACACTTGCAGAACGTATGGGTATTGACACCACAAAATTAAAGACAAAGTCTTCCATATGTGACGCTATTCAGGAAAGGTTCCCTCCAAAAGAACCAAGTCCATTTAGGAAAAATTTTTCACTGAATGGTGCAAACTATGCGCTGTCTCGTAAGAATGGTAAGTTGTTTATAAATCGTAGAGTCCCTGTAAAGAATCATCAGACTGGTACAAAGAAGGGTGCAGCAGGTCCTAGATCAGGTATACGTGAATGCACAACAATTTTAAAGGCTGATCTGGTCAAATATGCAAGAGCTTTTGGTATAGAAGCTTCAAAACTGACAAAGTCTCAGATATGCGGCGAACTCATGAAACGAGTGAGATCTCCTTCACGGTCTCCGAGTTCAGCAAGTTCCAGTGGAATGTCAAATTTCGCAAGGAGCCTCAACAGGAACCTGATGAAGAGAAGGTCTCCTTCACGGTCTCCGAGTTCAGCAAGTTCCAGTGGAATGTCAAATTTCGCAAGGAGCCTCAACAGGAACCTGATGAAGAGAAGGTCTCCTTCACGGTCTCCGAGTTCAGCAAGTTCCAGTGGAA